GCGTGTCAAAACTTTCCTCAAATGGACGAGACACTTGGAAACCTGGGGTTACACGGCTCAGGACGTGACACATGTCATGGCCGACAGCAAGCTCTTTAAGGACGCCGAGACCATGTATGAGAACCGGGACTGCATCATGTCCGAACTGACTTACTTCGTAAAGTACGGGATGCTGCTGAGCGGCAAGTACAGCCCGGAGTTCGTCAGATCATGCTGGGAAAAAGGGTCAATCCCTGGCGATTGCATCCTTTATGAGGCCGTTAAAGCAGAAAACACAAAGTTTACCGGCAAACAAAGGGAGACCATGTCAGCTTGTGATGTCGTGCGCGAGTGCCTCACAGAGTTTGACTCGAACATTTCAACCATCGGCAGGTATGCCCATGGCGTTGCCATGAGGGCCGGCAGACGGGGAACTGAGCGCGGCATGAAGGATGTCTGCTCAAACTACGAAGGCAACCGTCTCCTCGTTTCCCTTGACGTCTCTGGGTGGAGCCCAAACATGCACAGGGACGGTGAGATGATGTTCTTTGACATGCTCATGGACTTCTTCATGATTCCCGAGGCTCAGCGGGTCAGCGCTGTGTTCCGCTCAGTCGAGGTCGTCGCTTCCCGCATGGGCTACCATAGCCGCTGGAGAGCCCGAGATGGGTCCATCCAGGGGTTCTTCGGCACAGGAGACACGATACTCCATTCGTGTATGGCCCAGTGGGCATTCCGGAACCTAAAGTCCGGGAAGAAGATCGAACCCACGGCCAAGATCCGCAAGATGACGTACATGGACGACATCGCTTCACTCTTAACCGGGACCCGCGCAAGGCCCAAGGACATCGTCACTGCTTTTTCAGCCGAGTATGCCCGGCTGGGATTCCAGGCTGACGCTGTCAAAACCATAGCCCGCATCAATTCCTGTCATTTCCTGAACCGCTTCTATTGCCGTGGTGAGGAAGTCCTTAGCGCTCACAAGGTGTTCACCAGGATCGACCGTGAGTGGGAACGGAAATGGGTCTCGATCTTCGATGAGATCGATTCGTGCATGGGCTCTGCCCTCGGGGCGTCTGACAGGGGCGCATCCCCGCTTGCCGCTTACTTTGTAGGCTTGTGGAGAGCTATCACGTGCATCATGTCGCACACCGGCGGCAGGTTCCGAGGTCCTACCGAATTTTCCACTATGAGCGCGTGGCTCCCTCGCAACCTTGGTGGAGCCGGCATCCCGGTTCTATCCGCCTGGCTCACCCGAGAGTCAGCTTCTACGCTAGAGAACACTCTGTCTGCCCCTTTCACCATCGCGGATGCTATTGAACCTGAAGACACTTTGGTCGCGCAAGCGATCCGGAAACGGCTCAATCAAGTCCTCTGCTCCGAGCTCGCACTCCCCTCGGTTACACGCTTCTGCGACGACCCACTCAACGTCAGATTTGAGAATGTTGTCGACCCTTCCAACATCACACGTGCCTTAGCCAGGAAAGCCCTCAAGAAGATCAGACCTCACGCCGACCTAGCAAACATGGTTAGTTCTACGATCGAGCCAGCTTACGAGGACATCGTCCGCGGCGCAGCAAAATCTAGCGTCTACCCGGCCGATGTCCTGTCACAATGGGCTTCTTCACTCCCCCATACAGTGATCAACACACTCATCGAGAAGTTCATCATGTCTGACAGCCTCCTCAACGCAGCCCCACACGCAGACAGGGTGAAAGCGTG